AAACAAAAAAGGTCCTTGGAGTTGAAGTGGGAACAGGAGCATCTATCTAATGGTAGATACACTCTTGAAATGGTCAGAATTGATGACAAAGTTAAAGAAGTCATTACAAAGATCAAGCTGGAAGAAGCAGCTATTGCTCACAGGCAGAACACTATTGATGGTGCCGCTCCACAAGTTTCTGTAGCTACTTAATCAAAAGCTACATCGCTGAAATGCATAAATACCGTAGGCTCTCTTGCGCTCTACTCAAATCTAGTATATAAAATAATCACTATACAATTAATCAGAACGTAGACGAGTATAGTCGACGGCCTAGAGACTACGTTCGTAAAAACTAGGAGGATAATTATGGCACAAACTACATTCTCAGGACCAATATTAGCTGGTACTATTAAAAATACTACAGGTACTACTGTTGGAACTGATATGAAAAACACAGGTCAAGTTGTAATGGCACAAACTTTTTCAGCTGACTTATCTGCAGGAGCGATTGCAGCGGCAGCAACAGATGTAATCATTCCAGCAAACTCACAAATCATTGATTGTGTTTTTGACGTGATCACAGCAGCTAATGCAGGAACTAACATCAGTGTTGGTTTTGTTGGAGGAGCAGCTACTGCTCTTGTTAACACATTTGGAATTGGAACTACTGCTGGTAGAAAATACCCTGGAACTGAAGCTGGTGGAGCTTTAGCTTGGGAAGATATCGGAACGTCTGATCAAAGATTAAACGTGACTAACTCAGCAGCTACAAATGCTGGTGAAGTTAGAATTACTATTTTGTACCAACAAAATAATAACTTAAGTTAATAATTAATTAAGTGCTCCTTCGGGAGCACTTTTTAATAAGGAGAAAATTATGTCAGGTGGATCATTTTCAAGTGACCAAACAACGTTACAAAAAGATACCGGCGCAATTTCATTATTGAGAGCAGGTAGAGCTAGAGTTACTTCTCTTCAAGGTAGAGGTGAAGCGGGCTCTGTTTTAACGTTGCACGATTCGGCTACTACAGGTGGAGCTGGTGCAGGTAACTTAAAGGCAACATATAAATACGATACTGAAGGATTATCAGTGTACGTTCCAGGTTCTGGAATTTTGTTTAAAGACGGCATTTGTGCTACTTTAACACAATCAGGTGGAACTGATGGAAGCGTCACACTAACTATCACAGGAGCGTAACATGGCGAACACTACTTCGGGTTCTTATGTTTTTGATAAGAACCTAGGAATAGATGAGATTATTGAAGATGCATATGAACGTATTGGTATGCAGGGTGTTTCTGGGTATCAATTAAAAACAGCAAAACGTTCTTTAAATGTGTTGTTTTCAGAATGGGGCAACAGAGGTTTACATTTTTGGGAAGTTAAAAATCAAAGTGTAGCTTTAGTTGACGGCCAAGCTGTGTATACATTTTATCGTTCACCATCTGACGGAACTTCAGATGGTATCAATACAACACTTTCTGCAGGAATAAATGCGACTGTAACTACAATTGGAGTTGCGTCTGTTTCTGGAATGCCTACTGCAGGAGGAACTATTACAATCGGCACAGAACAAATTTCATATACAGGAATTTCTAGTTTAAATTTAACAGGATGCACTAGAGGAATTAATGGTAGCACTGCAGCTACTCACAGTGGCGGAGACGCTGTTCTTCAGTTTCCAAACGGAATGACAGATATTCAAGAATTAAATTATAGAGTAGCTTCTACAAACGTAGATACTCCAATGACTAAAATTAGTAGATCTCAGTATCAAGGATTTTCAAACAAAACAGATAAAGGTTTACCAACACAGTATTGGGTCCAAAGATTTATAGATAAAACTACAGTCACATTATATTTAACACCGGGAAGTTCACAAGCTGGAAACTTTATAAATTTTTATTACACAAAAAGAATTGATGACGTAGGCGCTTATACTAATGCAACAGACGTGCCTTATAGATTTATTCCATGCATGATTGCAGGACTATCTTATTATCTTGCAGTAAAATATGCACCACAAAGAACTCAAGAATTAAAAATGTTATATGAAGATGAGCTATTAAGAGCTGAAGATGAAGATGGTTCTTCTAACTCTACATATATATCACCTAAAATTTATTATCCGGGTATTGGTTAATGACTACATTTTCACAAGGTAAATATGCTTTAGCGATATCAGATAGATCTGGTATGGCTTTTCCATATAACGAAATGGTTAGAGAATGGAATGGTGCCTTGGTTCATATTTCAGAATACGAACCTAAACAACCACAATTAGATCCTAAACCAACAAGTGCAGATCCACAAGCTTTACAAAGAGCAAGACCTGCTAGAACAGAATTTCCAACAGAAGATTTTTTACCTGAGAATCCCATTGTAACTGCATCTAATACTACTTTAAAAATTAATTTTCCAAATGGAGATCTACAAGTTAACGACCATATTCGTTTACGAGATATTAAACAACCTGTTGGTGGTGTTGCAGTTTCAACACTTCAACTATCAACAACTTTAAATGGGGCGTTAACAGATTCAGCAACAACAATTAATCTTACCGATGGGTCACAGTTTCCAACATCTGGTTTTATTGTAATTGAAAAAGTTTTAACTTCTAGTGATACAAGCGATCCATTACTTGTAGGACAGTATAGAAATGAAGTTATTGAATATACTGGAAGAACATCAAATCAATTAACAGGATGCACTAGAGGAACGAGTGCGCCATACAGAGGTGTATCTCCTGAATCCACTATTGCAGGTTCACATGCTAATTTAGCTAAAGTTTTTGGTTCTTATAAAGTTGCATCATTAAACACAACTCAAGTTGAAGGAACAGGTCAACCTAAATTTTCTACACGATTTGATGGTATAAACGTTACTTTAGTCAATGCTGCATCAAGCACAGAAACAGGGGGTGGTTTCCAATGTACAATTGGACCCATTAATGATAGAGGTTAGTTATGGCTGGATATACTTATGCAAATTTAACAGACGACATTAGATTATACACTGAAGTAGATGCTAATGTTCTTACACAAGCTGTCATTAATAGATTTATTGAAAATGCTGAATTTAGAATTAACACTGAACTTCCAATGGATGCAGATAGATTTGTTAAAGAAGGAACTCTTGTTGTAAACAATAATACCATTAATGCACCAGCTGGATGTCTCTTTGTAAGAGGAATTGAAGTCTTTGAATCTACAGCTAATACCGAAGGTAATGGAAAATGGTTGGAGAAAAAAGATCAAACGTATTTATCAGAATTTGTAGATAGAAAATTTGGGCCGTCTGGAGAAATACAATCTCCTACAGATACCACTAATTCAGTGACTGGATTGCCTAAATATTATGCAATGTTTGGTGGTGCAACCGGTACAACAGACACGACTTCAGGAGGAATGTATGTAGCACCAACTCCTGATAAGGCTTATTTTTTTAGAATATATTATAATAAACAGCCTACAGGATTATCTGGTAGTAATACTACAACCTACATAAGTCAGTATTTTCCACAGGGTCTTTTATATGCGTGTTTAGTGGAGGCGTATGGATATTTAAAAGGTCCAATAGATATGTTGACACTGTATGAAAATAAATATAAAACATCAATACAACAGTTCGCAGGTATGCAGCTGGGAAGACGAAGACGAGACGATTACACAGATGGAACAGTAAGAATACCAGTCAAGTCACCGTCACCATAAGGAGAAAAAAACTATGGCAATAACATCGGCAATTTGTAACAGTTTTAAAACTGAAATACTGCAAGGCGGACATAATTTAAATACGTCTGGAGCTACTCCAGGTGGTAACGCTTTTAAACTGGCTTTATTTACAAGCTCAGCAACTTTAAGTAAAGCAACAACACAATATACAGCTCCTTCAAACGGTGCCGCAAGTCCAACTGATACTCATGAAGTTAGTACAGCAGGGTCTTCAAACTATCCAACAGGCGGAAACGCATTGACAGTGTCAGCTAATCCTCTTTTATCTGGGGATACTGCGTGTGTAAAATTTAATAACAGTTCTTTTTCAAATGCAACCTTCACAGCTAGAGGTTGTTTAATTTACAATACAACAGCACTTAGTGGTTTTACAACTAACAGATCTATGTGTGTTGTAAATTTTGGAGCAGACAAAACTGTAACAAGCGGAACTTTCACAATTGAATTTCCAGCACAAACTGCAGGTAACGCAATCGTTCAGATCGCATAAGGAGTAAATCCTTATGTCAACTACGACATTCACAGTAACAGTTGTTTCAACAGGCGGTGGCAATAAATATTTTATTGACGGCGTGCAACAAGCAACTGTTAATTTAGCAGCTAACGCTACTTATAGATTTGATCAATCTGATTCGAGCAACGGACTAGGTGTTGGTCACCCTTTATTGCTTTCAACAACTTCGGACGGAACACATTCGGGTGGAAGTGTTTATAGCACGGGGGTAACTACCAACGGCACACCGGGAAATGCAGGAGCGTATACTGAAATAGTTGTAGCTGCCGATGCACCAAATCTTTATTATTTTTGTCAATATCACTCAGGGATGGGTGGATCTGCTCCAGTAACAGATGATTCATGGGGAGCTTTAGCATGGAACGTAAACTCTTGGAGTAATCAAGACGAGGTTCCAGTTCCTTTAACTGGTTTATCAGCAACATCTTCTGTAGGAGCACCAACAGCATTTAATGAAACAGGTTGGGGTGCAGATGGCTGGGGAGCTGAAGGTTGGGGTGGAGCAGAAAGTTTAATTCCAATGCCGGCGTTTACTTTAAACGCAACAGTAAACTTACCATCAGATAACGTTGTCATGTTCCCTGGTTGGGGTACACAAACTTGGGGATATAACGGTTGGGGTGATGTAACAGGAGCAGAAGAAACATTACCAGCACAATCTTTAACAACTACACTTGGATCTTTAGGAGAAATTCCAAACCAGTTAATGGGTTTAACTGGTCAATCTGCAACATCTTCAGTAGCAGCACCAAGTATAATTGTTGATTGTACAGTAACTTTACCTAATCAATCTTTAACTGCAAATTTAGGTGGACCAAATGGAGTAATAGTAGAAATACTTCCTGCTCAATCTTTAACAACTGCGTTTGGTGGGGTTACAACCACGATGACTGTTCCTGTTCCATTAACAGGAATTGATATGACTGCAACTGTAGGAGATCCTATAATTACATCAAACCCGTCTGTTCAACCTATCAACCAATCTGCCACTGCAAGTGTAGGATCTTTAACAACTACAATTGGTGAAGTATTACCTGCTCAATCTTTAACGAGCGCTGTAGGATCATTAAATGTTACTTCATTTGTCCCAGCTACAATGCCTGGTTTTGAACTATCAATAACGTTAAATTCACCTGCTTCTACGGCATATAAAGATATTGTAATTGATGGAAATACATCGTATACTGATGTTGACATAACTGGAATTACATCTTATACAGACGTTAAGCATGTAAACCAGGCTTAACGGAGAAAAATATGGCATCTACGTATAATTATTTAGGTATAGAACTTATGGCTACTGGTGAAAACGCCGGTACATGGGGATCAAAAACCAACACAAATTTAAACATTATTCAACAAGCAGCTTCTGGCTATCATTCACAATCTCTTGCAGGCGGTGCTCAAACAAGAAATATGCTGATTACAGATGGTGATGATACTTCTGCTACAGATAGTTTAACAAACGCAGCTCGAAATGCGATTATAGAATTCACAGGAAGTATTTCTGGAAATCAAATTGTAACTATTCCAAACGGAACAGAAAAATTTTATCTAATTAAAAATTCAACATCGGGTGCATACACTGTACAAGTAAAAGGTGCTTCAGACTCAGGTTCAGGAACAACTTTTACAGCGACAGATAAAGGTACAAAATTAATTTACATTAATGGTCAAGACGTTTCTAACGTTGAATTAGGATCAGGTGGTACATCGTGGCAAGCAGTTAAATCTGCTAATTTTAATGCGATTGCAGGAGAAGGTTATTTTGTCGACACTTCAGGAGCAGCCAGAACAGCTACTCTACCTGGTACAGCGGCTTTAGGAGATGAAGTAAGATTTATTGACTACGCTGACACGTTCGATACCAACAACTTGACTGTTGGAAGAAATGGACATAAAATACAAGGACTGACTTCTGATTTAGTAGTCGCGACTGAAGGAGCCGCTTTTGGTTTAGTTTATGTTGATGCTACTAAAGGATGGTTATTAACGGAGAAATAAGATGACAGCATATAAAAATATAAAATATAATTTCAGTGGATCTCAATTACAAGATGTAGTAGGTCAACCTACTGTATCTAGTATTACACCTAATTCTACAACAGAAGCTGCTTTACCTTTAGCGAATGTTGTAATTGCAGGTACTGGATTTACGCCGTCTTCTACGGTAACCATGATAGGTGCTAGTGGAACTTCAGTAGTTGTTCCAACAGTTACTTACAATAGCGCAACTCAATTAACAGTTACAATACCAACAGGTCTTGGTGGAGTAAACGAAGACCCATTTGATGTTAAAGTAGAAAACCCAGTATCAGGTCAAGGAGACAACTTATTTTCAGTAGATGACAATCCGGTTTTTGCAACACCAGCAGGAACAATTGGGACTATTGTAGACTCAGGTAGATCAGCGCCTTCTTATACTTTATCTCCAGTTACAGCAACAGACCCAGAAGGTGTTACAGTAACTTATTCTTTGGTTGCACCTGGACCAGCAGTGTCACCAGGTCTATCTTTTAATACTACAAACGCAGCGATTACAGGAACAGCAGCAGCCGTTCCATCTGATACAACAACTACATTCAGAGTAAGAGCAACAGCAGGAGCACAGACTTCTGACAGAGATTTTTCAATTACAGTTAAAGCACCAGTCCAACAATATTTAACAACAGCAGGAGCTGGTACATATTCAATTACACACTCAGGTAATATTAAATTACTTGTTGTTGGTGGTGGAGGATCAGGTGGAGGATCGGGCCACTCAGGTGGGGGCGGAGCCGGCGGAATGGTTGATCACCCATCTTACGCAGTAACACCACAAACATATAATTATTATATTGGAGCAGGAGGAGATTATACTTCTCCAGTTAACCAACCATCAGGAATTGTAGCTGCATCAGGTAATACGACTACAAAAGCTGGACAAAATTCTAACTGGGGAACTGCAACAGGAGATCTTGTAACTACTTCTACAGTTATTGGAGCAATTGGCGGTGGTATCGGAGCAAACCAACCAGACTCAAACGGAGGATCTGGAGGAGGAAAAGATCACGGTAATGGACCAGGAGGAGTTGGAGAGCAAACTAATTCACCTTTAATATCAGCAGATTCTAAAACACATGGTTATGGAAATAACGGAGGATCAGCACCTTATTCAGGACCGTCTCACCCATCGGGTGGTGGCGGAGGAGCCGGCGGAGCTGGCCAAAACGTATCTGGCGGATCTAACGCAGGTAATGGTGGATCAGGAAGAAGTGTTTCTGGAACTTATGGATCTGGAACTAACAGTGGATCATTCTGCGGCGGTGGCGGCGGTGGTACACACCAAGGAGGTTCGGGCGGATCTGGCGGAGGATCTGGAGCTGGAAACGGAGTTGCACAAGGAAACTCAAACAGAGGTAATGCTGCAGCAGTAAACAGCGGATCTGGTGGAGGATCTGGAAACAGTGGAGGATCCGGAGTAATCGGACTAGCGTTTTAATTATGACTTTAAAAGAATACTTAGATTTAAAAGCAACAGGTTACGACTTTGATGATTTTGCTCAAGAGATTACTGTTATCCAACCAGAGTCTAAAGGTGGCGGAACTGAAAAAATTCAATTAGGTGCTTTAAAAGAATATCTAGATAATGGTTATTCTCTTAACAGTACAGACGACGTAACAGCTTAATTTATCCTAGACAATCTATTTTATCTATTGTAAATTGTTTTCATAATTTTTATGAAAGCAGAAAAAAATCAAATATACATTTATGATAATGTTTTTGAGTCACACTACACTCAAAAATTTTACGACTTTGTAAACAATTCTTATTTTAAAATAGGTACATCCGACAGTGCCTGCAAAGATTACGAAGAAAGAAAAAATTTTGGCTCTACGTATTCAAGAAATGATTTAAAAGAATTAGGTTTGTTAGATGCTTTACCTAAAGAGATTAAAGATAAATTTAACTTAAGTTACAAAACTGTAACTCGAACTTTAGTAAATGCTATTACTTCTTACGGTCTTTACCACCCACACGATGATTCTGGAAATAAAGATATATGGAGTTTTTTATACTATGCAAATATGAGATGGGATTTAGAATGGGGAGCAGATACATTGTTTTTAAACGACGACAGAAAAAGTGTTAGACAACATGTTCAGCCTCTACCTAATAGAATCGTTATATTTGATGCCACCATTCCACATCTAATACGTCCATCGACTATGCATGCTCCTACTTTTAGATATTCAATTAACATGACTTTTGGAGGAAACTTTAACCCTCAATTTGAAAAATAATATGTTTAGCTTTTTTAAAAATAAAAAACCTGTTGTTACCTGGTGGTCTAATATAAAACATTTAGATAAAATCACTCCTGTTGTGCCTGCTAATAAATACGTTCCACAATGGTTTAAACAAGTAAAAAAAGATTATAGTAAATCTCATTCAAATGTAAAATTGTGTCCTTCTTTTTTAAAATATTTTTCTGCAGGTTGGGTAATGCCTTTATGGTGTGATGTGGAGCTTTGGCTAAATGATAATGGTATGGTAAGTTGGCGAACTCCAAATGTAGATTTTCAATTTGAATTTCACGATGATTATCAGTACAAAGATTTATTACCTCAACATGAGCAATCCTCAATTGTCTGTGTACTCAAACCAGTGTCCCCATGGTTAGTTAAAATATCTAAGGGTTGGTCTTTACTTCAGTTACCAATGAGCTATGAATTTAATCCTGATTGGCAAGTGTTGAGTGGAGTTTTGCCTGCTTCTATGTGGCCACAAACAAACCATCAAATAATTCTTAGAAAAAGTTTTTTTAACAATAAAGAAAAAAAGAATGTAATAGTAAAAGGAACACCTCTTGCACAATACATACCTATTCCAGATGACTATGTCGGTGAAATTGTTGAAGAGACAAAAGAATTAAAAGAGTATGATGAAAAAAAACGTTTGGTTATTCAACAAAAATTTACTAATAGATTTAAAAATTTAAAGGAGTGTCCATATGCTAATAAATAATTTTTTAGACGACGAAACATTTGAAGATATTTATAAAATAATTACTTCTAATGACATGCCTTGGTACACACAAGCAGGGGCGACTAAAGAAGGCGACGGTCAAGTTTTGTTTACCCATGTGTTAATTAATGAACAGCAACAAGTAAATAGCGGTTTGTTTGAAACAATTGGAAGACCTATCGTTAAAAAAATAAAATCAATAGAACCAGATTTTTTTAGAATGATAAGAATGAAAATAAATTGTTTACCTAATCAATTTAAACCTATTAAAAGCGGCTATCATACTGATCTTCCTGCTAGTTCCAATTACAAAACTTTAATATTATCATTAAACACTAATAATGGTTATACAGAATTTAAAGACACAAAAATGCCTAATTTTAAATCTATAAAAAACAGTGCCTGCATATTTGATGGCAGCAAAGAACATCGATCTGTTAGTCAGACCGATGCAGCATATAGGTGGAACATAAATTTTAATTATGAAATCTAAAAACGTAAGTGTTAATTCTATATTTGGAATTCCTATATGGCAAACAGAGCCATACCCTTTTTCAAAAAAAGAAATAAAATTTATAAAATCATTTTATTCAAACATTACGGAAAACAAAGGTAAGAACCATACTTCTACTGATAGATATGTTTTTAAACATAAAGAATTAGAAGGAGTTAAAAAATTTGTAGAAGAAAATCTAGAAGCTTATTGGCATGGCATGATGGAGGTTTCTCAAGAATCTCCTTTACACATAACACAATCATGGATTAATTTTAATGAAAAAGCAACAGAGCATCACTCACACCGTCATACTAATTCTTGTTTGTCTGGCGTAATGTATGTTGAAAATACGTCTCCAATACTTTTTGAAAAAGAAAAAGAACATTTAATTTTACCTTGGTTGAATTTAAGATATAAAAAACTCAATCAATTAAATAGTCCAGACCTTGCATTCGAAACAAAAAATGGTGCATTATTAATATTTCCTTCTTCTACTATGCATAGAGTAGCGCCTAATAAATCCGAGAATTGTAGAATATCTATTTCTTTCAACACTTGGTTTAGTGGTCTTGTAGGAGAAAGAGCTAGATTAACCGAACTAAATTTACATGAGCCAAAAAACAAAAATTAAAGATTACGTATTCGTTGAAAACTATCTAAGTGATAAAGAGTGTGATCACTTAGTAAGACTTTATAAAACAAGAGAATTTGTTCCTCATGAATGGTACAATGTTGAAAACAATACTTCTAAACATGCAAACACAGATTGCAGTATAGCAGACACAGATGTAAATTTTCTTGAAATTTTATCTCCTGCTATTGAAAGATGTTTGAAAGATTATTCAAAAAAAATATCTAAAGAAAAATTATATTCTAAAATATCAAAACCGAGATTAAATAAATATGGTGAAGGCAAAGATATGAAAAAACATTATGATCACATTCATTCTTTGTTTGATGGTAATGACAAAGGTATACCTATTTTAAGTATAGTAGGGTTACTAAATGACACCTTTACTGGAGGAAAATTTTACGTTAATGATGTAGACATGAAATTAAAGAAAGGAGATATTATAGTATTTCCATCTAATTTTATGTACCCACATGAAGTTAAAACTATAGAAAAAGGAGAGAGGTATTCATATGTCAGCTGGGCGTTTTAAAATAGTTATTGTTGGAGGAGGTTCTGCCGGATGGATGACAGCAGCTACGTTAGCTAAAGCATGTCCTGATAAAGATATTACATTAATTGAAAGTCCTAATATTCCTATTGTCGGTGTAGGTGAAAGCACACTAGGTCAAATAAATAACTGGTTAAATTATATGGGCATTGAAGATAAAGAGTTTATGAAAGCTACCGATGCTACATATAAACTTAGTATACGTTTTCAAGATTTTTATAGAAAAGGTGGTGGCCATTTTCATTATCCTTTTGGAGAAGCAGATTTAAGAGGATGTCAAAATAGTTCTAATGATTGGATTGATTATAGAATTATGACCGGTAATACAGAGCCAACTCATACTTATGCTGAATGGTTCTACACAAACATGTTATTAGTAAACAGCGGTAAGTTATGTGAGAATCCACAAGAAAAATTACCTATGTTTAATTTTAAACAAGATGTTGCATATCATTTTGATGCAGTAAAGTTTGGACAATATTTAAAATCTAATTGGGCTTTAAACAAAGGAGTTAAATATATTGTAGGTGACGTTACTGATACCATGACAGATGAAAATGGTATTAGAGAATTAATGATAAATAAACATCAAACTATTTCTGCTGATTTATTTATAGATTGCACTGGATTTAAATCATTATTATTAGACAAAGCTTTACAAGAACCTTTTGAAAGCTATGAAGATATACTACCAAATAACTCTGCTGTTGCAGCACGAGTGCCATTTATAAATCAAAGGAAACAAACAGTGCCATATACAAACTGTGTTGCATACGACAATGGTTGGATTTGGGAAATACCATTATGGTCACGAATGGGTATGGGTTATGTGTATTCAGATAAGTATATATCTGATGAACAAGCTAAAATAGATTTTAAAGAATATCTTAAAAAAGGTAATCACCCAATCGATAATGTAGAGTTTAGAACTATTAAAATGAGGGTTGGAGTCCATAAAAGAATATATTCTAAAAATGTTTGTGCAATTGGTTTAGCTGCTGGTTTTATTGAGCCTTTAGAAAGTAATGGTCTGTTTACTGTGCATGAATTTTTAATGCAGCTGGTTAGAATACTTCAAAGACATTCTCCATCTAGATTTGATAAAGATGCATTTAATTGGAAATGTAAATTAATGTTTAGAAATTTTGCAGAGTTTGTAGCAATGCATTATGCAATGACTCAAAGAGACGACACTAAATACTGGAGAGATGTAAAAAATAGAGAGTATTGCACAGATTTATTAGATTTAAAAGCAAGTGGAGTAAATGGTTTTAGAGAAGCTGTTTGGAAAAGATTTGAAAGATATTGGTATGACCCTACTTTTGCTGGGTTGGATTGCATAGCTCATGGTATGCATTGGTTTCCTACAGATGAAATGAGTCTTAAACATGCTCTTGCTTGTAAAGATACTACGTTTAGAAATGATGGAATAAAACTTGGTAAAAAACAAACTTTCAATATAATTAAAACAAAAGAAAAGATTATAAAAGACTGGCCTAAGTATTTTGATTTTTTAAGAACTTACATATACGATGGCGGCAATGTAGCTAAATTAAAAATAAAAAAATGAAACCATTAGATAAAACTATTAAAATTTATGATAACTGGATGTCTGAAAAAGACTGTGAAATGTTTATTGAAATATACAAAAATTTACAAAAAGCAGGTTATACTAGTAAAAGAAGAAACTACAATGAAAGAGACAAAGAGAGTATAGCGGAAGATGAACAGGTTGCTTTGCATGAAGCTATATACGAGCATGGAAGCGATCATGAAATTCCACAGGGAGCTTTTGTATCAAAAAAGTTTATAGAAGCTTATTTTAAAGGACCTCATGAAGATTATTTGAAAGATTTTTCGATATTAAAAAACCATGATTTCCACACAATTAAATATTTAAAAATACAAAAAACATTACCGGGTCAGGGTTATCATAGCTGGCATTCTGAAGATGGCAGTAATAAATGGACAAAAAGATTATTTACATTTACCTTATATTTAAATGATGTTGAAGAAGGTGGAGAGACAGAATTTTTATATTTAAGTAGAAGAATAGAAGCTAAGACAGGTAGACTAGCCATATTTCCAGCTAGCTTTGAATATACACATAGAGGTAACCCACCAATATCTAATGAAAAATACATCCTTACTGGATGGGTAGAGTTCGGATAGGTTCTTGAAAAATCTTTAAATCTAGTATAAACCCTAATAAACTAGGGATTAATATGCTACAAAAATTAGGTTTTGCTCCAGGATTTAATAAACAAGTCACAGAAACCGGCGCTGAAGGGCAATGGTTTGATGGTGACAATGTACGTTTTAGATATGGTACACCAGAAAAAATAGGCGGTTGGACTCAATTAGGAGCCGACAAACTTACTGGAGCCGCTAGAGCCTTGCATCATTGGGACGATAACTCAGGTATCAAATATGCGGCTATTGGTACTAACAGAATTTTATACGTTTATTCCGGAGGAATTTTTTATGATATTCATCCTATACGTGCGACTATAACAGGAGTGAGTTTTACTAGTACTTCTGGTTCAAAAATTATTACAGTAAATTTTCCAAGTGCTCATGGTTTCCAAGCTGGTGACATTGTTAAGTTTGAATCAGTGACCGGGATTACGGGATCAGGGAACTCAGCGTATACTGACGCTACATTTGAAGGAATTAAATACATGGTGACTTCCATAGTAGATAGTGATCAAGTTACAATTACAGCAGCAGCAAATTCTGCTGGTACTAATTTAGCAAGCACGGGTTCTGCTACAGCTTTATGTTATGAACACGTGGGGCCAGCACAAGAATTAGGTGGTTATGGTTGGGGTACGGCATTGTGGGGAGGTACTGCAATTGGGCCCGCTACAACAACGCTTGCAACTGCACTAACAAATACAACAACTACTGATATTGTTCTTGCCAATTCGGCTGCCTTTCCAAATGCTGGAGAAATAAGAATTGGATCAGAGGACATTAGCTTTACTAACAACGACACTACAACAAATACTTTAAGCGGTGGTGCCAGAGGAGTAAATGGAACTACAAAATCTACTCACTCAGGAGGAGCAACCGTAACTAACATATCTGCTTTTGTTGCTTGGGGTGATCCCTCATCAGCTGACTTCACTATTGAGCCAGGTCTTTGGGTTCTAGACAACTATGGTACAAAATTAATTGCACTTATATATAATGGTAAATGTTTTGAATGGGACGCTGCTGGTCCTGCTGCAACATCTACACGAGCAACTGTTATAGCAAATGCACCTACAGCATCTAGACATGTCTTAGTATCTACACCGGATCGTCACTTAGTATTCTTTGGGACAGAGACCACAATTGGTAATCCTGCTACCCAAGACGATATGTTTATCAGATTCTCTGATCAAGAAAATATTGATCAAACAGATTCTTATACTGTGTCTGCCAATAATACAGCAGGAACACAAAGACTTGCAGACGGTTCTATGATTATGGGAGCCATCAGAGGTAGAGATGCAATTTACATTTGGACCGACACGGCTTTGTTTTTAATGCAGTTCGTAGGTCAACCATTTACATTTTCTTTTCAACAAGTTGGAACTAATTGTGGACTACTAGGTAAGAATGCAGCCGTTGAAGTTGATGGTAGTTCTTATTGGATGTCAGAGAACGGTTTTTTTAAATACGATGGTCAGTTAAAATCTATGCCTTGTTTAGTAGAAGACTACGTTTACGATGACCTTAATACTGTATCTAGAAATTTAGTATATGCAGGTATTAATAATTTGTTTGGTGAAATAAACTGGTTCTATCCGCAAGAAGGATCTGATGCTGTTGACAGAGTTGTGACTTATAATTATTTAGATTCTACTAATCAAAGACCTATATGGACTACAGGTTCTCTCCCTAGAACAACCTGGCAGGACTCTGCAGTTTTTGGTAAACCACACGCTACATGTTATAAAATAAGTGAAGATGATTCTTTCGATGTAGTTGGTAACACAGATGGTTCTACAATATACTATGAACATGAAACGGGGACCGATCAAGTAAATGCCGGTGGGGTTGTAACTGCAATCATAGCTACTATTACTTCCGGTGATTTTGATATTACTCAAAGAAGAAGTAACACAGGACAAGTTGTAGGTATGCCAGATCTCAGAGGCGATGGTGAGTACATAATGAAAATAAGAAGATTTATTCCTGACTTTATTGCTCAAACAGGGAACACGCAGGTTAGTTTAATTACTAGAGATTTTCCTAACAACTCTGCTACAACCAATAACTTTACAACTACTTCAGCAACAACTAAAATAGACACAAGAGTTAGAGCAAGATCTATCGCTTTAAAAATTTCTAACACTAGTACTACAGAAAATTGGAAACTTGGTACGTTTAGATTAGATATACAACCGGATGGTAGAAGATAATGGTAGCATTTTATAGTCCCGCTGATCAAGAGCTTTACAAAAAATATCAATATGTACCTCAAGAAAAATATCGGTTAGGTTTTACAGCACCAAATACTGAAGTACAAAAAATAGAAAGTACGTTTGGACTACCGGCAACTAATGCTTTTACTGGTGGCGGTGGTCAGAATAATTATTACACCGGCACTACTGGTTCTTTAGTTTCTGGTTTTAATCAAGCAGTAGATGACAGACAAAAAAGATTAGAAGCATTAAACATGCCTTTAGAACAAAAAGGTGTACGAGGTGCTGATATACTTATGGAAAATATAGGTGCACCAGGGATAGAAGATATTATGGGGAATAATTTGGAGTTTGCTGAATTTGGTCCAGTAACAATTAAAGGTTCGCCGGGTGTTTATCAAGCTGGTGCAAAAAATACGATAGGTAGAAGAATAGCAGATGCGTTTTATAGTCTACCGTTCGTAAGTAAACCACAATCAGCTAGAGAAATTTTAGAAGAAGGATACTCAGGAGTAACTTCAGGACCTGGAATCATGGCAGCAGTCTTAGGTAAACTTGATAGATATGGTTCTCTTCCTAGAGCTGACCAAGCCTTTATTGCATCTAGAATGGGATACAGAGGTCCAACAATATTTGGAGAAAACACTTCTGGATTAAACAAAGATCCATTTGGAATCAATACTAGATCACTGTTTGGTAACTATGCTGACTATACTAAAAATAGAGCAGACGAATTAAATGCTTCTATAGAAAAATCTAAAGCAAGATGGGAAGATAGATATGGAGATTTAAATAATACAAATCAGTTTGGTAAAACATGGGCAGAGATGAACAAGATGAATTTAGAGATGCAAGATTTTTATAATCAAGGTGCAAAAGAATTAAAAGAAGTTGAGGAAAAAGAGTATCAAAATAGAATAGATAATTTTGTTAAAAATTATTCTAGACCTGGAGTTAAAGAAATGTTTGAAGAAACATATGATGGCACAAATATTCACGGGGGACCACCTACCACAACGGGTGGCACTACTACTGGTGGCGCTACTAGTAATGATGGGTTTACGGGATCTGGTAATTTTGCAAATATAGATAACAGCGGAAAAGATTATGGTCCGCATTCAAGCGGCAGTAACATAGAAGGATCTGTAAGTAAAGGAGGAACTGACGATACACCGGGAACTCCGTTTAGAAGAGGAGGACTAGCAAGTATATTATAATGGCAAGAATTGTACAATCATTAACAAGAGCAAGTAAAGAATATGAAGAAAGAACTTTTCAATCTTTGGTAAGAGATCTTGATTCAGTTATACAAAAATTAAACACATCTTTTCAAGATGAAGTTAAACAGGAGATAGAAGCTAAAAGTTTCTTTTTAGAATAATGGCAATAGTAAACCAATATAAATTTTATGGCAAAGCCACAACAGCTGCTGAAACAGTTAATATGTTGTCGCCTACAATAAATGAAACTATAATTATAAAATCTTTAAGAGTTACTAATAAATCTGGATCTAATACTCCTACAATAAGTATTAAAAATAACGGGTTTTTTATTATTAACACACAACAATTAGCGGTTAATACCAGTGTTGAAATATTATCGTTGCCTCTCATTGTAGAGGGTAACACGATATTAAGTTACATCACAGCAGGGACTATGTCTGATGGTGTTGATATAGGTATTAGTTATCTAAATATATTAAAGGAGAAAACAGACTAATGGAAATTATTGAATTGACGCCACAAGAAATAATAACTACAATTAAAAACAAGAAGACAGGTGAGATATACAAAGACGAAGAGGCTTTAAAAGCAGCAAATATCCCGGAAGAAGAGATCCAAAGGGACGTCAGGGTAATCATGCCGCCTCTTGATTTACATGGGAAAACGAAGTAAAAGGAACAATTAAGGTAAAATTATGGCAATATCTAGAATGCAAGAACCCAGACAAATGTATGGATTAGGTAGTATCGTTAAAAAAGCGGTACGAGGCGTTAAGAAAATTGCTAAAAGTCCTATAGGTAAAATAGCCTTGGGTGGTGCATTAGCATTTGGAATACCTGGAACAGGTATAGGTGGTCTATTTGGTCGAGCCGGTTTTGGTGGAGCAGCAACAGGTTTATTTGGACAACAAGGAATAGGAGCCACTATGGCTGCAGCTAAGGCAGGTCTTGCAAGTAGATTTGCTCCAACTGCGGGTGGTAAATTTTTAATGGGTGGTCCTAGAGTAGCTAGCGGTACAGGCAAGGCAGGTTTCTTTTCAAAATTAAATCCTTTTGGTGCAAACTTTGATGCTAAAACAGCTTTTCTTACAGGAGGAGCAGGTTTAATTGCAGCACCTTTTATAGCAGATGCTTTAGGTGAAGACGAAGTAGAAGAAGTAACAGATGTTATGGACGTTGACGCTATTAGACAAAGTGCAAGAGATTATTACATGGGCACAGGTGGAAAGAATTTAGCATTCATGCCACAAAAAAAATATGTAATGGAAAATTTTTATCAACCTAATGCGGATGGTGGTAGAATCGGATACGCTAATGGTATGATGGTTGAAGATGATGAAGAAGAATTTATTAGAACAGCTGCAGGTCAAAGAATGAGACCAAAACCAGCATTTTTAAATATGGGTGGCGGCGCAGGTCAAGCTCAAGCAGAACAAATGTTGATGGCAGAATTTGTTAAATATAAAAACAAAGGCGGCACATTATCGTTTGAACAATTTGTAAAAGCAGTAATGCAAGAAGCTGCACCAGAAGGTGCAGGTATGGAACAACCAGTAGCTATGGCAGCTAATGGTGGTAGAATGGGTAAACAAGAAGGTGGAATTATGGAAACTGAAGTAGCAGAAGAAGTAATGCCTTTAATAGACATGGATGGCAAAGAAAAAGATTACAGAGAAACTGGTGGTTTTGTAGACCTAGGTAGAAAAGAAAGAGCTGACGATGTACCAGCAAGACTTTCAAAAAATGAATTTGTATTTACAGCAGATGCTGTTAGAAATGCAGGAGGCGGCGATATAGATAAAGGCGCTGAAATTATGGAAAATTTAATGAACAACTTAGAGGCCGGTGGTCAAGTATCTGAGGAGTCACAAGGATTAGAAGGTGCGCAAGCAATGTATGATCAACAACAAATGTTACAATCGAGGATGATATAATGGCAATAGCAGATTTTATAGAACCGGCAATAAAAGATTTTGCAACACAAGCAACGGCAACTTATTCAGCACCAATAAATACTGATACATTTACTGGTAGAAAATTTGTTGCAGGTGAAGATCCATTACAAACACAAGCTATCAACATAGCTCAACAAGGTGTTGGTTCTTATCAACCGTTTTTAACTGCAGCACAACAAGCCCAGCAACAAGCAGCAGGGACCGTGGGTGGTCTTAGTGCGTTAACGGGTCCAACAGCATATCAATCTTTTATGTCTCCGTATCAACAACAAGTTATTGATACAACTTTAGCAGAGTATGACAGACAAGGCATAGCTGGTGAACAAGCTATTAAAGATGCTGCTTACTCATCAGGAAATTTTGGTGGTGGTAGAGAAGGTGCACAGTTAGGTCAGTATCAATCGGACAGACTAGCAGACAGAGCAGCTCTTCAAGCACAATTACTACAAGGTGGTTTTACACAAGCAAACCAATTAGCTAATCAAGCATTTGGTCAGGGTGCACAACTAGCAGGATTACAATCTGGTTTAGCTAATCAACAATTTGGTTTATCTAATTTTGCAAGACAAAACATGGGTCAAGACATTTCTGCATTAGGATCTCTTGGTGCAATAAGACAAGGTCTATCTCAAGCTCAGTTAACTGCTGATCAACAAGCAGCAAGAACTGGAGCTTACGAACCTTATGGAAGACTTTCACAATACGGTAACGCATTAACTGGTATAGCAGGAGGGGTAGCAGGACCACAATATGCAGAACCTGCTCCAGCAAGTCCATTCTCTACTGCATTATCTACAGCTTTAGGTGTTGGTGGATTGTACGGAAAAATATTTGGTAAGTAATTATGGCTGATAAAAAAGACGGAATTGGTAAAAAAACTTTAAATACTGCAAAATATTGGACCATGGGTGGCGGAGGTTTAGGACTTACTATTGCTGATCTATTAGCAAAAGCTGGTGGCTACTCTGGACTTTTTAAAGATGGTGGTAGAGTTAGAGGATGTGGCAAAGCTAAACGTGGATTTGGCAAAGCAATGACGAGGAAGAGATAATGAAACCATTAAATAGACCAATGTTTAGATATGGTGGCCCTATAAAAGAAGGGATTATGTCTGGTATTAAAGAACCAAGACAAGGTTACAATTTAGCCGGACGTGTTGGAGGAGCTATTAAAAATTTTTTTAAACCTAAACCAGTGCAAGGGGGTATTGTAGCTAGTGACAAAGGTGGTTTTATTCCAGCAATGTTTAGAAAAACAAAAGAATTATTTACTGGTACACCTAAAACAACTGTTAAAAGTGTTGATAATATAAAAACAAATCCAAGTATAAAATTTCAAAAGATACCTGGATTCGATCCTACTAAAGGTGGCAAGGTTTCACCAATTAAATTTAACACAGAAACTACATATGGTCTGGCTCCTTTTGGACCAGGCGGACCAACTAACCAAAATATTTATGCTGCATTACAAAGAGGTATTGTTCCTACTGTAGGTGCAACTGTTAAAGGATTAAAAGCAGTTAAACCATACACAGGAACACTTGTAATTGGCGGAACTATGTACTCAGTTTTAAAACCTGACGGCACTCCTAAAACAGTAGAAGAATTAAGTGCAGAATCAGGAGCAGATAACAATACAGTTGTTGAACAAATTAAAGATAAAATTACTACAGGTGGTGGAACTTCAAAAACTTCAGAAGAATTAAGAGCTGAAAAAATTCAAAAATACAGAGACATCATGGATATTAAAGGTATGAATAAACAAGCTGCGTATGATTCTTTAATTGCAGCTAGTCAAGCTGTTAACCAAGCAGGTGGAGATTTAAAAGGAGCTATAAAAGATGGTAGTTTAATTAATCAAATTATACAAACAACTAGTAAAGCATTTGATAAACCAGCTAAAACTAAAGACGCTATTGATACACTTATACTTAAAGGTGAGATTGAAAAAGATATTAAAGCATCAGATCCAACAAATAAACTTTTAAATGAATACAGATTAAAACAAATGGAAAAAATAGACAAAGATTTAAATACTGGTTTTGCAGAAGCTAAAATCGCAGCATCTAAAAATTTATCTGGACAAGCAGCAATTGACGCTGCAGCCTCTGTTGCATCAGAAAACTTTAAAGGAAATTTACTTACAAAAACACAACTAACAGACGTAATGGAAAAAGCTAAAGGTTCTGGAGAAATATCAGAACAAGATATAATTATAGCTGCAACCCAAGAAGTTATTAAAGGTAAAGATTTAGCAGATGGTGATTATACTGTAGGTGATGTTTTAGTTACTATTACAGAAGGTCAAGTAACAAATATTAAGAGGTAACACATGGCCTCAAACTTTGATTATTCAGCTTATTTCGATACAGCAAACAGAGCTAGTAAAGTAGGTACAATAGAATCTATGCTATCGGGTGTAGCATCAGGTTTAATTGCTATACCAAAAGGTTTCTTTTCTTTAGGTGCAAGTCTTATGGACCTTGGTGTTAACAGTGGTAAAGCTGCTGCAGTCGAACAATGGTTCGATGATCTTACAGAATTTGACGAGAAAGCAGAGGCAACAGCTGCTGGTAAAATTACAGAAGCATTAGTAAACATTGGTGTACCTGGTGGTATTGCATTTAAATCTGCTAGCGGTATGGCAAAGACTGCAATGCTTGCAGGTAAGAATAATAAGTATGTGAGACTATCAAATAAAAAATTAGTTGATGCAGCTGACGAAGCATTAGAACTTACAGCAGCAGGTAAAGGTAGACAATTTGTTGCCGGTGCGTTAGGTGGCGGTATAGCAGAAGGTGTTTTTGTTGGTGATGCAGAAGCTATTGGTACGTTTGGAGATCTTATTGGTGGTCCAACTAAAATAGATAGAAGCGACACTGATCCGGATGCAACAAGAGAAATTTTAAATAGAATTAAATTTGGTACAGAAGGTGCATTATTTACAGGTATCTTAAGTGGTACAGGCAGAGTTATTAAAAAAATAACAGACAGAAACAAAGGATTAGACACAGCTAATTCAAAATTAGATAGATGGATTGATACTGTTGCATCTAAATTTAGAGCTCGTAGTGGTAAGACTCAAGAATTTTTTGATATAGAGAGACAATCTATTGGTGCTCAAGCAGCTGATGCAAACGTTGCAAGAAATTTATCAAGAGAGCTAGATGTAGATGTGGATAAATTGTTTCCACCAATGCGTACTGTATTTAACAAACAGTCTGCAAAAGAAAGAACAAAATTTTTAGGCGATGTAAATGATGCATTATTATCTGGTGAAGCAAGACTAGGCGATGATGGTGTTGCAACTTTTGGAGAAATAGATGCAGCAGCTAAACAAAAAGTTATTGATGGCATAAGAAAATATGCACCAACTAGAGAAGCAGCAGAGGAATTAGAAAAATCTATTCTTGGTGGTCTATCAGTAATGAGAAGTAAATGGTCTGAATTATTTTCTAAATTAGGTGGATCACTGGATGCACAAGACATTCAAGCATTTAAATCATTGTTTGGTAATAAGTTTAAAAACTATCTTGGTTCTACTTACGATATTTTTCAAGACAGAAGTATCTTACCATGGATGCGATACAAACCTTCTGCCGAAGCAATTGAAAATGCTAAAACTTTATTTAAAGATAGTGCAAGACAAGCTGGTAAAGATATTACAGATTTAGAAGCAGAGCAAATAGTAAACAACGTATTAAAAACTTCTGGTCTACCTAAAGGTATAAGAATGGATAAACCTTCTGATGCATTATTTAATATACCAGATTTTTTTGTAAACAGAACTGCGTTAGATGATGCGGTTAAACGTGGTGGTATTGCTAGAATATCTATTAGAGATTTAGAATCAGCAGCCGATAGAAAAGTATTTGATGATTTGTTTGGTAAACAAAAAAATCCTATGCAAACAATGATCGGTGGTATGGCTAAATTATCTTTAATAACAAGACGTAATTTGTTTTATGATGATCTTATAAAAAAGAATGATGAAGTTGTTGCTAATTGGACAGCAGCTGCCGACAAACAAGCAGTGCCACAACCAATGTTTGCTAGATCAGAACAAGAAGCCAGAGCTTTTTTTGGTGACGACTTTACTAGAATAGAAGTTATTGATCCTGCACAAACTTTAAACGTAAACATTGCATCAGGTGCAAGTAATCCTTTTGGTGATATTGCAAAACCTTTCTTTGCAAGACCAGGTGTCGCTGAAGCCATGAAAGCTACATCTTTAAATACACAAAGCTCAGGCATATTAGGCAGACTGTATGAAAGTTTAGTACTATATCCTAAAGCTACATCACAAATTGCTAAAACAATTTTATCACCGGTGACACACTTACGTAATTTTGTAAGTGCTGGAGCTTTTGCTGCAGCTAATGGTATTATACCAGCAGCAGATGTAGGAGCAATCAAACAAGCTTACCAAGCTCTACAAACACCACTTAAAGGTACAAGACAACAAAACGATTTGTATCAAGAGTTGTTAGAACTAGGTGTTGTAAACTCTAACGTAAGACTAGGAGATTTATCTAGACTATTAAAAGATGTAAACTTTGGTGAGACTATGACGTCTGACAAAGGCATGAGATTATTATTAAAACCATTATCAAAATTAAAACAAGTGTCACAAGATTTATACACAGCAGAAGATGACTTTTGGAAAATATATTCTTGGGCTGTAGAAAAATCTAGATTAGAAAAAGCTTACGAAAAAATCGGTGTAACAAGAGGACAATTTTTTAAACGTAATGGTGTTGATGTAAGACTTGATGAAACTTTTTTAAAACAAGAAGCTGCAGACATTGTAAGAAACAATATACCTAACTACGATTATGTGTCTGACTTTGTAAAAGGTTTAAGAAAACTACCAATTGGTAACTTCGTATCTTTTCCAGCAGAGATAGCTAGAACAGGTACAAATATTGTAAGACGAGCATTGAGAGAGATAAATGAGACTATAACTTTACCTGATGGTAGAGTTGTGAAACCTATGGAAGGTATTGGATATACTAGATTACTAGGTTTTACGACTACAGTTGCAGCTATACCAGTAGCTACAACAGCAGCATTTCAGGCCCTATACGACGTCACAGACGAGGAAAGAGAAGCTATCCGTAGGTTTGCAGCCCAATGGTCTAAAAACTCTACTTTATTGCCTATAAAACAAGATGACGGCACTTTTAAATACATAGATTTCAGTCATGCTAATGCATACGACACATTAATTAGACCTTTACAAACTGTAGTTAATGCTGTCCAAGATGGTAGAACAGATCAAGATGGTATTATGGATGACTTTGCAAAAGGTATGTTCACAGCCATGTCAGAATTTGGTCAACCATTTATTTCGGAGTCTATTTGGACAGAAGCTGCATTAGATATTATAGCTAGAGGTGGTAGAACAAGAGAAGGGTTTCAAGTTTACAGTGAGCAAGATACAGCTGGTGATCGTAACAGTAAAATATTTGCACACTTAGTAAAAGCACAAATGCCTTTTTCTGTTGATCAATTAAAAAGATTAGACAGATCTATAGAGTCTGTTGATGTAATTACTAAAGGTAAGTATGATGAGTATGGTCAAGAGTTTGAATTTGGCGACGAGTTTCAAGGTTTGTTTGGTTTCAGAGCTGTAAAAGTAAATCCTGATCGAGCAATGAATTTTAAGGTTGCAGATTTTCAAAAAGGTGTAAGGGATTCAAGAAGTTTATTTACTAGAGTTGCATTAAAAGGTGGACCAATTGAACCTAAAGAAATTGTAGATGCATACATAAATGCTAACCGTGCATTGTTTAATGTAAAGAAAACTTTAAAAGGCGACATGGATGCTGCAAGACTATTAAATATTTCTGAAGATGGTTTTTACGGTGCATTAGATAGAATTTCTAATCAAGAAATAAATGCAATTGAACAAAATGTTTTTAGACCTTACAGAGTATCTAAAGAAGTTAGAGATGCGTTTGAACAAAACGCTGCAAAAATAGGTATTGCTAATCCTTATGATGCAGCTGCGGATGTAATTTCAGAATTGGAAGGAAGGTTTGCAGATGTAAGTTTAAATCTTGCTGAGTTCCCCGTCTTTGCAAATCCACTAGAAGTTATTATGCAAGACACACCACTCGGTCCAACAACGCTTAATCTACCTAACATTGATGTTAATGCTGTGTCGGCTCAAGTACAAGGCGGTAATTTTTCTAACTTGACAACACAACAGAAATTAGATTTACTATTTGGAAATAATTAATATGGCTAAAAACGCATTACAAAAAATAGAAGATCACGAAAAGCTTTGTAGAATTATGCAAAAGCAAACGCATGATAAAATACATAAGCTTGAGCGTCAAATTAACCGCGTAGAAAGCATCTTATTAGTGTCTACTGGAGCATTGATCTCGGGTATGGCATATGTTATATTTGCTTTAATTATTAGATAAAAAAATTTTTCATGCAACTATCGAAACACTTTACTTTAAAAGAAATGACCAAGTCGATGACAGCGACTCGGAAAGGTATTGACAATACTCCAGGCGCTGGAGAGATTAAAAGTTTAGGTGACTTATGTTATGAGGTTCTTGAACCGCTACGTGCACATTTTGACAGGCCAGTTACGATTACCTCGGGCTACCGGAGCGAGGCGCTGTGTGAAGCAATCGGCAGTAAAAAAACTTCGCAACATGCAAAGGGCCAGGCCTGTGACCTAGAAATATTTGGCGTGCCAAATATTCAAACAGCTTACTGGCTGCAAAATAACGTAGACTTTGACCAATTAATTCTTGAGTTCTATGATAAAGATGATCCAGCAGGTGGCTGGGTTCACATTAGCTATCACGAATCTGGTGCAAACAGAAAACAAGTTTTAACTTTTGACGGAAAAAAATACACTGAAGGATTACCGGACATGAAATGGTCTGGTGGTAAAGTAGTTAATTAAATCCAATCTTTTAATTCCTCACCCATAATCTGACTAGCTATATCTACTTTCTTTTTTAAAGCTTTTACAATTCTTTCATCAACAGTATGTTCAGCCATAATGTCTATGTAAGTCATAGGGTATTCTTGACCAATACGATCTATTCTAGCTTCTGACTGTTGTCTTTTTTCTAGATCATAACCATTTGAATAATATATCATGGTGCTAGCAGCAGTAAGTGTAATACCATAACCACCAGTTTGAGTCGTGCCTATAAAAAAACGAACCGGGGAACTGGGATCTTGGAATTTTTCTATATTAGTTTGACGTTCTGACATTGGTGTAGGACCGTAATAATCTACAAAACTATTTTCGCCAAATTTTTTACTTATCTCCTGGATTATCCTATTAACATCTCTTTGCCAATGGGCCCATATAACAACTTTACCTTCTACTTCTTCTAATACATTCATAAGTTCCGGCAATCTATTTGAGTCAACTTCTTTTATGGTGCCATCATCTGCTGTAAAGTGACCGCAAGTAATTTGTTGTAGTCTCATTAATTGAGTTAACACAGTAGCAGTAGTCATTATTTTTCCATCCATTTGTGCAAGAGCTAATTGTTTCATCTGTAAATAAATTTTCTTTTGATCGGGTGTTAGTTGCACAACACGTTTCATAAAAGTTTTCTTTGGTAGATCTAAACAATCATCTTTTAATACACGGTATGAAAAAGGTTTTAGTTTTTCTGACAGTTCTGCAAGGTGTTGATACCCTGTAACTATTTGTACAGATCGTCCACCAAAGTTTGCAGTCTTCATCTTAGCGTATCTAGTTCTAAAAGTGTAATAAGAAGTGTGTCCTAATAATTCTTTTTTTAAAAATTCACATTGTTTATATAAATCTAATGGTGATTTAGTTACAGGAGATCCTGTAAGTATTCTTTTGTATCCTGCATATTCACCAAGAGAACATATATTTTTAGTTCTTTTAGCGTCTGGGTTTTTTATTGTAGTAGACTCATCAATAGCCATTAAGGTTCTATGACAACGTAAAAATTTAGCTGCAAACTCTACGCCTTTAGCGGTGCTAAAAGCTTCTACATTCATGATTAAAATATGGAGATCTTCTCCCGGTTGAAAAACTTGATCTAATTCTTTTTGTTGTTTTTTAGTTATAGCTGCTTGCCACAATACATCATTGTATTCAACGTGGTCTGGCATATGTGTAGGTAATTCACTATCATACCAGTTTTTATATACACCTTTTGGTGCCACAATTAAGACACCATTTATTTTGCCTGCATCATACAGCATAGCAATGTTGTCTATTAATACTTTGGACTTACCAGTACCCATTTCCATAAAATAAGCAAAGTAAGATTTATCCCAAGAAAGCTCTAAAGCTTTCAATTGATGAGCGTAGGGCTCTGTTTTAAATTTATATTTCATAATAATTATTCTTTCTAGTTGACATCTATATAGAAGATCCTATATTGTTTGTCAATGTCAGAAAGAAAAAAAGTTTACGTAATACAAGAATTGCCTGGAACAAAAGCTGGTGCTCCTAAAATTAACATTATGAGTGCAAGAGAATATGGTGATTTTGAATTTTTATTGCCAGAATTTTCTCAAATAATTTTTTCTCCTGGACCATTAGTTTTTAAATTAAGAAAACTTTTAAAAGACTATACTCCAGAAGATTATTTATTATTAACTGGAGACCCTGCAATAATTGGTATAGCGTGTTCTATAGTTTCTGAATTAACAAATGGAAAATTTAATTTGTTAAAATGGGATAGACAAGAAAAAATGTACTATCCTTTAAAAATAAACTTATATGAGAAAGGAGAAATCGATGTCGATTGATTTTGAAAAAGACCAAAGAGAGGATTTAGATGGTGCTAATGATGCCAAAAAATTATCCGATCAAGTAGTAAAATTACAAGAGTTAGAAGCAGAACTTTTAGTAAAAGAGCAAGAGCTCAAAGAAGTAAAAAGAAAAGTAGAATTAGTATCATCTGAGGTGATACCTACAATGATGCAAGAGATGAACATCTCTACATTAAAATTAGCAGACGGGACTTCAGTAGAAGTTAAACCTGTCTATGGTGCTTCCATACCTGTTGATAAAAAGGAGGAAGCGTACACATGGCTTCGTGAGA